TGTGTAGAGAACACACCGTAGGATACTTTTGTATCTTTTTCTTGTGGTGTATCTTTTACCTGTGTCATAATCTTATTCATCAAAGTCTTATCAGTCTTTAGTTCCGTTTCGGGAATGGCGTAATAGTAGCGCTTTTCTTTTACATTGTCAAGAGAAAAAAATGGGCTCTCCTCACCTGTTTCCGGATTTAATATGCCGAAAGTTGAAATGCGACAAGTTTCTTTAGGATCAGACAAAGTGCCCACGACCGGATCTGTATGATTAAAAACATTTATCATGTGAATGGTTGCGGTAATAACCTCGTTCAAGCTATCGTAATAGCCCATTATCGGCGCTCCTCCTAAGATTTTATCTATCTGTTGGTTATCAATCGCGTAAAACTGCTTAAAAACTCCAGATCTGGCGTAATGCTGAAGAGCGCCAAAAACTACATTTGTTTGCAATCTTCTTGTTTCCGACAATGTTTCAACGTCTGGGTGGATATATAAAATACTTATCTCGCCTCTGCCATGTATTTGCTCCAAGATTCGAAGAGTCGCACCAGAAATGATACTTGCTCCGGACACAATAAATAATATGTCCCCTTTTACATCTCCCAAGTATTTCTCAATATTGGGAAAGTTGGTTTCATATTTTTCTGGATGATCATGTTTTGGCACACGAATAGTAGCACCCTCTTCGTGGTCGATTGTAACAATATTGTATTGTGGGTGCTTAGAGAAGGCTTTTGTTATTTTATAGCCCGAGTTTCCCAAACCGATTAATATATCCATAGATCTTTCATATCTCCAAAGTTTCTTCCGCCAGCGACATTTGTTTTGAATGTTCCAAATGGGGTGCTCATAAACTCCCAATAGACAGCATTGATAAAATCTCCATCTTCGTCAGCATAGTCTATCACAATACTATCATGAATGATAAATGCTATCTTTGATTTCTTGCCCTTGAGCATATCTCTGATTGTGATTGCCTTATCTAAAATCATATCGCTACATGTGCTCTGTATAATATAATTAACAGAGTGATACTCATCAGATTCTATTTTTCGGTGGAATAAGGTTTTTACGTGCTTACCATCCCAAAACATCTCTTTGACTCTCTCTCTGTTGTACAGCTTAGAAAGTTCCTTGTCGTTAGCATTTGGATTATAAAGCCACGAAAAAATCCTCTTTTTAGACTCTTCTCTTGTTAACTTGCCATCAAACAACTCATAAGAGTTATAATCGTGCAAATCTATGTGTGGCTGGTCCACACCAAGTAAGCCCAATAGAACCCTAAGTTCTGCTGCGTTATAATCCAACTCCACTAACCACTGATTGGTTGGCTTGATAATCTTTCTATATTTTTTATCCATGGTCAGGATTGGGAATGAATGCTTTTGTGTTGTGAGTCGACCAGTCTTTGTTCCAAAAGGATTGTACTTTATGTACGGCTCAGTCTTCATTATCTTCTTATAGAAGTCTTTTGTCCTCTTATCTGCCAAATCATTGTTTAGAACCGATAGGTCAATATTAAGTTTTTGATATTTAAGGTCTGTTATCAGCTTAGTTATTTCAACTAAGTTCTCATAGTTGGCAGGACACTTATATGTGCTAAAAACGTGTTCAGTAATCTTGTCTTTTAGAGAGCAATATTCCTTTAAAAAACCCTCTGGGACGAGGTCAAAGAAGCAGTGATCACTCAAAGATATTTTTGCAATGCTAAAAGATTTGTAAAACGCCTTAAGCTTATTCCAAATACGATCAAAATCTTCTCTCAATTCCGGGGGGCAGACCTGTTCCAAGGATTTTCCCTCGCAGTAAATCTGTGCGTATTCTATGTCGGAATCTTTTAGGAATGAAGCATACTTCCAAGTGCGGGAACTTTTTTTAGGCAGGTCCTTGAGGATTTGACCGTCAGCATAAATGCCCACACATTTCTCTTTTTCGTCTAGAGCTTGGAATAACAATACTAACCTTCTAGTAAAACTGTTTCAAATAAGATATAATATAACTCATCGAAGCTTCTTTGTCAATGTTTAAATATAAATCTTCTATTTTTGCTAGATTGTTAGTTATTTTTGCGGGAGTTGTCTCTGCTCTAAGCTCTCTCAATCTGATTAGAAAGTATATTTTATACCAGAACAAGTCGTCGTATTCTGCTTCGTATCTCTCTCTAAGTATTAAGGTCCTGAATATTTTAGTCACGGCAAGGGGGAGCAGGGCAAAGTTAGTTCCTCCAAGATCAGCTTTACTCTTGGCTGTCTTACATGGTTGTGGAATAGAACTAAAAGGTTGTTGATTTACATACCTATTATAAAGCTCAAACATCATATCTTTTAAGTTATCGATGTCTATGTCTTCTGCTCTGAAGTAATATTCATCATACAAATCTTTCAATGACCAATTAACTTGGGGTATCTGAAGTTCATGAATATGGGGCTCGATTCCCGTGTTTGGATCGTTTGCTTTTGGAGTTCCATTGGGTATAATCTTATAGTCTATAATCTTGTGACCATGGTGTTTGTTAAGATCTCCGGGTGCATCATGCTCATCGGTATATCCGTTTCCATATTCATCAATAAAATAAAGGTGCGCGTGGGTAGAGTTGTTTGAAAGATATGGTGTCTTGGTTAACTCAGTGGGACCACTTCTAGGTAGATTGATAAAATTTAAATGGTTGTTGATGTATTTCGACATCTTTGGTGATCTTACATTTGCGACTAGTCTCCAAGGTATATGTTTGTCAACCATGAAGCCAAATGCAGCAGCAGCGGTTGCATACTCTTTGAAGTTTCTATTGTTTATATATTGATCAAATTTTTCATAATCACTATCTAAGTCACCAGTTTCCAGATGTATACACAAACCACTATAGCGAGGATCTGCATACGAGGACTGCATCAAGCCAGTGTATGTAATCGGTATATCAAAGTTCATGAAATTCAAATAAAAGTTTAAGAAAATATCCATGAAACCTTCAATGTTTTTGATTTTTGGCTTTGAATCGATATCTAAAAATGTCTGCACGAAGGATTCGTATATCCCCGACTTCAAGCTTTCATAATCAACATCTGAATTTTTCCAAGCCAACTTGGCGGTCATGTCTTTTTTTAGCCTACCTCCGTCAGGCATCATTTTGGGAATGCCCTTCGTGTTCATGTAGAATAAGAAATCCTGATATGCATCTGCTACAAAGCTCAAAGCATAAATACTCTCTTTGGCACCAACAAGTGGCTTCAAATATGCTGGATCGAGGATCATATACTCTTTATTCGAATCAACAAGACCATATTTTTGATATGTGGGATTCCTAAAGTCGATTGGTGCTGGGAATGATGAGTCAAAAACTGTGGGGTAGAACGCATCATATCCTTTCCTTTGCGCGAACAGACTTTTAGAGCGAAGACCAGTTTGACCGCTTAGGGAAATGTTTTCATATTTCTTAAAAGTCATTTATAGATTCCCCCCTGTCGCAGATTTATCCGAAGGATTGTAAGATTGAGAGCTTCCTTTGCCCAGTGCAGAGTGACTTTGCCATTTTGCTGTTACCGTTGTTCTCCAGACTCGACCCTTTATAGTATTTTCAACCCCAGTAACCAAATAATAACCCTGAAGACCTAAGTGTGATGCGAGAAAGGGGTCTTGGTGCATGTATGTTGTTCCGAGCGTATTTAAGGTTGAATATATGTGCATTCCGGGTGCAAATATTGTATTGCCTATCATCTCTATTGTCAAGTCAAAATGATTCCATATCTCCTTATATTCGTCGCCGTCTTCCATGGCTCTAGCCGCCATCATTTCAGTTTGGTATTTCTTCTTAACCTTCTTGAAATTAAAAGAAGTGTTTATAGCATAGTTTTTAGTTCCAACATCAAAAGAGTAAACGCCCCTCGTTGCTCTCGCTTGCTCCAGCGTGATGCCGGGAGTAAGATTTTGAGAAGGAATAGAAAACCCTAGCTCATTTGAGCCATACATATAGAAATATCTATTAAAATTACTATCTTGAACATTAGCTTTGTTGGCATCATGATATATTTTAAGTTGAGTTACTAGTCTTGGGTGGTCCAAATTAAATCTTGATCCCCCCGCGCTTTTATCTATTGCTCTTCCAAGATATGAAGGGTCGTCATAGGTGCCATCCCCATACAGGGTAAAGGTGGTATTTTTAATCTGAACAACATCTCTGGATGATCTTCCAAATCTGTTTGATCTCGAAACAAATATTGGACCCATCAACTGCGTTGCAATGTCTTGAAGAAACTTTGTAACATCATATTTGTTTATGTCTTTCTCAACAACATTCTTTTTAAAGAACTTCAAAAGAAACTTTAAACTTATTGGTATGTCAGCTAGGTTTACAGATATTGTGGAGTTCGGGTTTTGTGGATCTGGCATATTTACTGATCCCAATATTACCCCCATCTTAGAGTCTCTCATTTTTTCTGATACACCACTATATTTTAGTGCTACATCTATAACGTCTCCTAAATAAACATAATATATTGAATAATCCTTCCCAGCTTTTGGAAAAAGGTTGACGCTTCCCGCAAGGCGTGATTCTACTATAGCTTTGATTTCTTCGTTTTCTGATAGGGAGCCGGATTCTGCGTCGTCTTTCTTTTGCTTGCTCAATTCAGCCAATTTCTTAACAGCATCGTTCAAAGTGGTGTCTGTTCTAATCTCGCTTTTTTTACTGTCCATCGACACTTCTTTGGCCGTCGAAGCTTGGATCTCTGCTATTTTTTCTTGTGCTGATTCTAAAGTATCTTGTAGATTTTGTTTTGGACCCTGACCTGACGATTGATTCTGGATGTTGACCATATTTTTGACATAGGTTTCCACTGCCTGATCGTATTCTTTTGAAAACAAAACAAGACTTTTGGTTTCTAGAGTTGTTTCAAAGACCTTTTGATTTTCAAATAGATATTCTAAAATAAGATTGTATTTTGCAACTTTATTTTGAAATACTAATCTATTATTTATTTCCTGTATTTTTGCTTCTAAATTTGCTTGATTGTTTGCCAAGCTGGATTTCGCTGTCTTTACAGTGTTAAGATTTTCTATTGCATTAATGTCATAAGCGTACAAACCATAATCTTCAGAGTCGGGCTGTTGGATACCCCCGGCGCTATCACTGCCTTTATGATAATGTACCTTACTGAAAACGCTTTGCACTTCTGCTCTAAGTTTTCCTAGTTCAGTCTTAACTTGAGACGGTCTGAGGGCGTTTACACTATTTATATCAGCCGACAATCCTTCCGTGTCTGCTGCAATTCCTTCAAAGTCGATGGTGGGTTTGCCATCGGAGTCCATCATGGTGTTTTTTGTCAGTATTTCTGCTCTTATATCATTCCATTTTTTTGCGCTTTCGATTGCATTATTGATGGTTTCTAGTTTTGCTTCAACCTCCGCTATTCTTTGTCTGAGGCTGGAGGCTGCATTCTGAGCATTGATTTGATCACTTATTTGCTGCTTTGATAATATCTTTCCTGCGAACAAGTCAAAAGCCAGTTTTTTACTATAGTCTTCTATGAACGAAACATAGTTTAGTGTCAAAGAAGCTTTACCATTTTCGTCGACGCCTATATCATAATCAACAAGCTCAAGTTCTAGCCACATCTTATTCACCTTTGGAACTTCATCCATCATGGTTGATACTTGATCTTGATATTCTGGAGGTTTTTTGTGTATGAGAACTTTTACAGGGTCTTCATAAGATATTCCCAAGTGCAAAGAGTAGCCTCCATAAAACTGCTGGTTTGCAACTGTTTTTCCTTTCGAGAAAGATATCAAATCCCTGAGTCTAAACTTGCCGTCTGATGCTAAAAAATCTAGAGCCATTATAGTTTGCAATGCAAACTTAACTGTAACATCTACCATCCTTGATGAGGCAAAAGGATTTTGATTTTTGAGTTCAAAATCTATAGACTCAACCTCATACTTCAAGAGACCATAGTGAGTTACAGGCTCTGGCTGCTTATAGCCTAATGCGTCAGCAAGACCTTCACTAATCGGGGGTGATGCCGGAACTCTGACCATTTCTGATATTTGATTTATATTATTAAGAGGAACAACATCGGATCCAATGATTGACGCTTTGTCTGTTGGATCCCTATATTGCCTAACCATCTCTATCTTAGGTTTCAATTCGGATCCGATGAGCTTTCCATATTTAATGAATCGCAAAGCTTCTTGACCATTTAGTGCGTTCATTTCAGATAACAGCACAGAAGGGTTGGAGTGTTCATAGCACTTAAAGGAGTCATGTTCATAGCCATTTAGGTTCGAATATCTACCCAATCTTGCATATGTAGAGATATCTCCAAACAAAACATTTTGCTCTGCCTGAACAAAGTCAATCTTGTCTGCTCTCCCAGATAGGCTATCCTGTATGCTGTCTAGTTTTTTCTTATCTACCATCTTAGTATACTATAGCTTGTAAAACTTCCTGTAAGTTAATTGGAATTCTAATAACGTCTCCATATTCTAACAACTCTTCTGTTGAATATTGGTTAAACAAAGCTATGACCCAGCCGTATGTTGGATTGCCATAGTATTGATGGGATAGCTTATAGAAATGATCTCCAAGGGTCCACACATGATTAACAGTTTGCATTGAAGATCTCTGCTCAGGAGATGGGTATGTAAATCTTGGTGTAGTGTATTGCCTTATAGACGTGACACCCCTTCTTTGTAGCATCGCCCTATATCTGCTGGAGCTATTTGTTTTTATTTGTCTGCTTTTATATCTAGATGACATTTTGTATACCCTCTTTAGTTAAATACCTCATCAGCGAAAGCTGATAATCCTTTGCCAATTTTTGAGAACATAGTTTCATTTCCGGGGAGTGGATTTTCCTGCTGCTTCATTTGATCTTGTTGTTCTTTCGCGGCTAATTGCTCTGGTGTTAGATCTTGACTAGCAGCGGAAGCCGCAGCAGTTTGATTTTCTGGCTTTGCTGCTGCGTCTGATTTTAAAGACTGGACTCCTCCAACACCATACGGGAATGTTTGAAATCCATTAATGCTGTCTCCTTCACCTGTTTTAACAGCCCCATTGTTGTATCCCATAATGTGGGAGTGCTCTGGCTCGAAGTTAAATGATATTTTTATATATTTTGGATATATCTCCTCTTTCGATAGTTCGTATACGCCTTCTTGCAAATCAAAATCATAGTTTAAGTTTGTAATGAACCCCGGTAGATATCCTTTTGTTGGTGCATCACACACTAAGTTCATTATCTTTACCTGCACTTTTGGTGTCCCATCCATGCTAACATAGCCATTGTCAGATTTATATGTAGGATAACACAGTTGAGCCAACTTTGATATGTTTTGCATATTTGATCTTGCAAAATTGATATTTTCTGCTATTAGCTGTATTGTGATATTCATCGAGCGTGGGGTGTTCGTATAGTGCCTCATCGGATCAGGATTTGAGAAAGTGTCTGTGGCTTCATATTTAGCTGCAAAACTATCTGTAAAACTAACGACATACCCAGAGGTAAAATCCACACGAATAGGTGGACCTCCCGGTATACCACTAATAACAGACATTATTCTTTTGCTAACATATCCTGTAAAAGCATTATTCATCGTTTACGATTTCCTATTCCATTGCCCTGTTCATTGCTCGGACAACCTCTTTCTGAAACTGTCTTCCGCCAATATTAAGACCGACTTCGATAGGTCTCTGGTCTGGTTGCGACTCTGTATTGCCAGCTATTGTTTCTAGTATTCTTACCATTCTATCAAAAGTTCCATCCGTTTTTCTATTGTCAGTCAAAGCCACAGCAGTGTTCTTTAGTGTGCTTGTTAGATTGCTTGTATCCTGCGCTTTGAGAATACTAGTTGGAGTCATTACCTCTGCACTTGGGCGTCCACCATCGTTCATAACAAATGGTCTGGTAACATTATCACCTCCGTTTCTCATAAACTTATCAGGAAACGTTGGCATATCCATTCCTTCAACTGAAGGTGTATCAAAGGTCCCGGCTGTTAAGCCCATTGTGCCACGAGCAATACCTGTGTTTACGGTTCTCTCTGGTTTTGGCAATGCAGCATTTGCGGCGGCGACACCGATACCAAATCCACCTATTGCAAGCAGAGGATTTCCTGTCATTATTCCCGCAGCAGCCCCGGCTACACCTCCGAGGATCAACCCTAGCACTCTGCCTGCCGAACTCGTGCCATCCAACATTGCCGATATTTCGCCAAAAATGGCAAAGGCAGAGTATACAGCGCCTGCAATTGCGATGAGGGGAAGCAATGATGCAGAAATAGCCTTAAAAGACCCAGCGAGAGTCATATTGGAGGCGGCCGCGGCTTGGGTTACCGGAATGGAGCCAGCTTTGGATGCTGTTTCTACTCCGGTTGCAGTAGCCACTTCTATCGAACCAGCGGCGGATCCTTGTTTGGCCAACAAATCCTTAGCCATGGCGGAGAAGTTGGCATCAAGCATAGCCCTATGTTTTGCGGAGGCTACTGCCGCAACCTCATCGGCAGCAGCTTTGGTCAATGTTGCATTTGTGCTTGCAAAAGTTTGTCCTGTTGAAAGTGCTGTTGCTTTTCCTAGGTCACCCATCATAGTTTTTGCACCCATGAGGTGTTTGATGAACGTTCCTAAAACCATTCCACCGATACCAATTCCAACAACATATGTTGTGAATACTCCAGCAGCACTGTTCATATACTCTGAAAGTGTTCCAAATCCTGCTGCTATTTTTTCTACCCCTGCACTTAATTTCTCTACAGCAGTTGTTGCATCCTCAACAATCGCAGCGAATTGTTCTTCCTGAGAAATCATAGCCTCTTGTGGGGTTATTGTACCCTCAAGCATTGATCTCAAGTTTTTAATACTGATTCCAAAACTATCTGCTAGCATCTTTTGCTCGAAGAAGTTCATGTTTTCAAAAGACCTACCCGCTGCATCGAAGCCATCTCTTAACATTTCTAGTTGGGCGAATGGTCCTTTTGCTGCTGCCATCGTTAAATCGAATGCATTAACAAACGAACCGCCCATCACCAAGTTAAACGAAGCAACTTTATCTGCTGCTTGATCAAACGTATCAAGACCTTCTGATAAACTAAAGAGGTTTTGACCGAGTTCTCCGACCTCTAGCCCGAGGGATTTCGCAGTCTTGGCAGTTCTTATAAAGATATCAGGAGCGGCGTTTCCGAAAGCAGCCAGCTTGGGCTCAAGCGCAGTGAACTGTTGCGCCATTACTTGTGGGGGAATCCCTGCTTGCCTTCCCTCTACTGCAAATCTCTTCAATATTGACTCGGCTTCAGTGACTGCCATTCCTAAACCAGAGACAAGGAAGTCAAAGCTATCTCCAGTTGTCCTAGTGTCGACTCCAAGCTTCTCCAGCCCAGCAGCAGTTGCAGCAAGTTGTGTTCTGGTTTGTGGAGCTAAGGTTGAGAACTTAGTAAAATTAACAAACAAGCCTGTGAAAGCTTCTGATGCATCTTGCAAACCTACCCCAAGATTGGCTGTCTGGTCAAACGTCTCAATCATTTCTGAATTGAAATCTCTAGACGCTCCAGTCGCTTGGACAAACGATGTTGTCAGAGTGTCCATCCTGACTGTTAGTTCAACAATATTGCTAGCAACAAAAGAAACAATGTTGCCTACACTGAACATCTCTACAAAGGATGAGCCTGCTCCGCCTATAACCGATACAAGACCCTCTCCATGTGCAAGGGCTCGACCAAGACCTCCAACGATACCCTGATCTAAATCGGGAGACAACTGAACCAACTTGCCCAATGTCTCAACCATACCGGCACCAGCCTTTACACCATCTGACTGTATGGAAGCTAACTGTTGCTGCTTTTTAACGAACTCACTGAGGCTTTCTAGTTTAGCATGTAGATTTTTTAACTCTTCTTTATCGGATTCATTTGTGCTATCAGCTATCTCTGTTCTTCTCTGCTGAATGCGCTCTATTTCTTCTAGAGCACCCAATTGTGCTTTGTAGTTATTCAGAGTTATATTGCCAACCCTTTGTGCCTCGAAAAGTTGTTTCTTATAAGTATCAACCATTTCAAGAGACTTATCTGAGTTGGCGTTTAATATTTCATTCAACTCTTGAGCCAAGCGAAGTTCTTCACGATATTGTCTAGCTAACATCTCAGCCTGAGTCACATGATCGCCTGTAAGACGACTGACCTCGGCTTGAAGACGAACTTGGTCTGCCAAAGCTTTGTTTGCTTCTTTGATAAGCTTTTGCAACTCTTCTTGTGCTTTTAGCTGCTCTTGTGTTGGTTGTTCATCTGCCATAGATTATATCTCACTTAAAGGGCCATTTTATTCCTGTTTCTCTTTCAAAGTTGGCAATTGCCCTTTCTAGCTTGTGTCTATTGCCCAAAGTTCTTGGGTCTGATAAACCGTGTTTTTCAAAACTTCGCAAGTATCTTCTCTCGTTTCCAAGCGCTCTTGCAAAAGAGGACACCTGCGAATTTGTTCCTTTAAGCCTAACTGGTATAAAGGCTTGTGGTCCTCCGAACATATACTTCAAAATGAGTTCAATTTGACCAGCCATCACCTTTAGGGACATCTCGTCAAGCTGTTTTGAAGACAAATCGATCTCAATGGGAGCCAGTTTTTCTTCGTTTATAGTGCTCATGATAGCAATCCTCCAGTATAAATAGTTGTAAATAGTAAAAAAAAAGACCAAAAACAGATCTTGTTCTTGGTCTATTATCTAGATTTTCTTTTAGCTTTTTCTATCTCTTCGTTTTGTTCTTGAAAGTGTTTCTCTAATCTCGTTAAAAACCAACGTCGAATCATGATTGGCAAGTTGTAAGCCTCGATGAAACTCCAGCCGCCATGATGCTTAAGCAAAAACAGTTCTTCATAAACTGATTGAATATATTCATCACTTAGGCCAAAAAAAGTCAGTGTTAAACGGTACCTCCATTTCTTGCTCATGACCGCACTCTGGGCACTCAAAATGTTGGGCAAGGTCAACATTGGGGATAACTTCTTTATAAGCGCCTCTTAGATATCTCGAATCCAAAGCTGGCATTACATCAACAAAATCTGAAATATCTTTTTTGTTTTCGCTACCATTAACAGAAACAATATATTTTTTCATCTGATCAGTCAAGCCAAGCTCAGGAAGCTTGTTTTTCTTTCTCATTTTATTGCTGTTTATAATATTCTTCTCATCTCTTCCCGTGAAAGGTCTGATTTGTATTTCTACTCCAGAATTTGGAAGGGTTAAAAGAAAAGTTCCGTTCGCAGTTTGGCTAGCCTTGTACAGGTCCGTATTTGCTTGAGTAGAAGAAACCTCGTCTAAATCAAAGGCATTTTCGGAAATAGAACCACACGCTGGGCAAAGTACTTTTGTGTTATACTCCGGACCATAGCCAGTAATTCTAGCAGCAACCAATAGTGCGTTTTTGTCTCCGACCAAAAGATCGTCAACGCTGACAGTCTTATCAACAAGAACGCTCTGAAGTAGTCTGTCTAGCACTACTCCCTTAGTAATGTATGATTTGTTTACTAGAATGTCTTCGTCCTTGGCAGTCATGTGCCTAATCTCTAAAGATTCGACACCATGCAGGGGACTTCCTTGTGGATAAAACTGTCCCTTGGATGGAAGATCAACAATCTCTGTTGCTACCACAAAGGACATGCTTTGTTTTTCTTGAACTAAATCTTGTGTGGGTGGGGACTCGTCAGGAGCTAAAGGTCCTCCGAATCTATTCTCATTATCTCTAATGCTCATTTAAACCTCTCTTTAATAATAAGTATACCACTTTTAAATAAAGAGTTTAAATATTTTTTTATAGCCCATTAAGCTTTGAATAAGAGCTAATGATTTGCGTGTCTGTTCCGGATCCTTGAGGTGTTCCACCATTAGGTGTGATGAAATAAGTTGCAAAATCATAACGGACTTCAACATCTATTGATAAGAGAGAATCATCTGTGTAGTCATAGTCTCCCATCGTGACATTTTTCATCCAAGCATTGTGTAAGGTCCACTCGTCAATAGCATCTCCTTGTGCATTAATACTCTTGATTTTGACCAACTTCATAGCGTCTGTAGCGGCTGCTTTAGACATTGTTCCGTAGCTTCCTCCGGGGTTGCCTGCTAAGTTTGCGGGGATCTGATATCCGGCTGCACCGAGAACACCCATCAGCATTCCAGTTGCATCAGGAGATACTGGATCAACAATGGAAAAACTAACCGTTTGCCACTCTACTCGACCCGGAAAATAGAAAGTGTGGTTGAGGTATGAGTGGGTTGCTTCAGTGATATTGAAACTGGGTCTGTTAACTTTTGTGATCATCCAACTAGCATCTGATCCAAGACTAGGGAGAGAAAGCAAAAATCTATACTTTCTTTTTGGTGATGTTTGTGGGTTTGCCCAAAATCTATTTTCTGCCATTGTATTAAGTTTCCTTTATTAATAAATAGTATTTATTTTACTTTTTAATCTTCAAATCCTGCACCAGAGTTTGTGATTACAAAATCGATTGCGAAGAACTCAACAGCTTTTGTTGGCTTCAAGAAGATTTTTGCATATACAACATTTCTGTCGATCAGATCTGGAGTAGTAGTGGTCTCGTCCAAGACCACCTTGAAGTCATCTAATCCAAACTGGTTTTTGATGTTATTCAAGAATGGGTTGACCTCAGATGTAAACTTGTCCCAAGTCGCTTGCACATTTGGCTCGAACAAGAGGTTGGATGCGATTCTTGAGATCTCTTTTTTCACGAAGATCATCAAACGTCTAACATTGATTCTGTCCAGTGCAGAAGGTGTAACTTGTAGGGTCTTTTGACCAAAGATTACAATGCCTTCATTTGGGAAAGAAGCGATTGGGTTGATGTTTGCATCGTAAAGCGAATCTCTCTCTTTCGAAGTCAGCTTACTTCTAACATTTGTCACAGGAATACCTGCTGCGCCTGCGGATAATCCACCTCGGTTAAATCCTGCGGGGGCAAACCATGGTGCTGTCTGCTTGTCGTTAAAGGACATAGCCCCGAATGCTGCCACCGAAGGGGGGGCCCACAAGCTTGCGCCTGTGATGGTATCGCTGATTCTAATCCAAGGATAATAAACTGCACCGTAACTAGAGTTTAGTGCTCTGGAAGTCATGTTATTGACAACATCGTTCACATGAGTAGCGCTAATTCTTTCTTGTTCAGTTCTAGATCCATTTGACCCTCCCTCAGAGAATGGCTCGTAGCCTCCTTTAGGATCGACAAGTGCCAGCGCATCGCCTCGACCTTCACAGGTATTAATCATGTGAGTCGTAAGACCCTCGTTAACAATACCGGGGGCTGTGAGGATATTACCTTCAACAAACTCAGGGTCAGCGAACATATCAATACCTTTTCTCACAGAGTATGCCATAGCGTACTGGGCCTCTGAAGCTCCTGCTGGGAGCGCTCTGAGGTGATTAAAAGGCTCTTGCTCGGTGATGTCAAAACCATTGAATCCACCGAAGAAAGGAGCGGTAAACTGATCAAATCCTGCATCAAGGATTGCCTTGTATGTACCAGTCATGGCTGTTTTGGATGAGCCTAGCTCTCTCGAACCAGACTGATAGAATACAGAGCCTAGTGCTGCGGTTGTTCCGCCAGCGTCAACAATATCATCTAGCGAGAAATACCAAGATGTTTCAGTTTCTCCAGCCACAGGAGAGAATGCTTGACCTCCAGCAGCGAGTGGGTAAGTGACATCCTGCATTGATGTGTCGTAAACAACTGATCCGCTGCTTCTAACAAACTCTGCACCGAAGTAAGCATCGATTTGATTACTAACTTCACCAGTGCTTGCGCTTAATCTCAAGGGAACCTCTGGGAAGTGAACCGATGCGGAAAGCGGCTGCGTGTATGATTCTGCTGCGGAAAGCTTCACTTGATTATCAGACCCTGTAACAGCGCCGAAGTTTTGTGGGTAGGTAGAACCAGACCCCAAGACAACAGGCGAGTTGACAGATGTTTCTGCACTGAAGTCGCCACTAACACAACTCAACTTAAAGTCTTTGTATTTAACTGGACCTTCATTACCAAATGGAAGTGCTTCTGGGTTTGTTTGGCTAGCATCAACTGCTGTTGCCATTTCAACTCTAACAATGTTTGACACGTTAGGATATGTACCATATTCAATGACTCTTCTCTCAGCCTCACTCCATTGATAGTATCTGTCTCCGATCTTCTTAGCAAGATAGTTTGGTGAGCTTGGATCTAAGCTACATCCAGCATAACGCTCGACATAAACTCTTGCTCCGTCATTATCAGCAATATCTCTAATCGCAACAGTAAAGCTACCATATGGCGCATTGTCATTTTTAGAGTACCTGATGTCTTCGATGGAAATCTTGTACCTTCTTTGCTCTTCTTCGCCAGTGCTGATAGTGTGGAACTTGAACAACCTATCGACCACATTTGCGGCACTTTCAGGATTGTAAGGCGGAGATAACTTGTTATCATCAGCAACAGCGCTACCGGCAGTGTTTCTTAAGTCTTGAGAGAAGAACCAGCCTGTTTGAGCAGCTTGTGTTGCATACTTAAAAGAACCTCCATCAGCAACATTAGTTTCACCTCCAAGCTGTAGGATGACCCCATAACAACTTGAACCAGTAATAAAATCTCTTACTGACCTTTCATATGTTTGACCAAGGAAGTAACTCTTTGCATTGTCTGATGTAGTGTTAACCAATGAAGTATTTGTTTTCGTTGGGTCGGTGTTGAGAACTTTTCTAATGTAGTTATTAGAGGATCTGTTAAAGTTAATCACAGTTTCCTCAAGAATACCTTGTGGGTTAGCTGGGCTTGTTGTCCCGCCAGCATATCCGTCTTTGTCAACAATTCTCAACTTGAAGCTGTAGTTCGGTGTTCCGTCTAGAGACTTAATCAATACGTTCGAGCCGGTTGCGATTCCTTGACCACTTGTATCGGTGGCTTCTCCGCCAGCGAGTGCGCCCATAGAGACAGTAGCACCACCAATATCGACATTTGCAAGTGTAACGCTATTGCCTAGAGTTCCAACTAATGAAGCATTTATTGTTGTTTTCACTGTGTCGCCGCCATCTACGGCTGCGAGTGAGCCTACACCCGAGGCTGTCCCGTCTGTAACGTTGTCGCCGAATTTAACCACAGAAGCGGCTCCTCCGTTGAAAACTTTTTGGAAATTGTCATTCATTGCGGATTTGCTGGCGTCGATCTTAACAAAAACTTGATTCGCTGTAGGAGTGGCATCAAAGTCAGTACCAGTAGATTTAAACAGGACTTCAAAAGTCTTACCTCCGTTGGTGCCATAGCCCGCTGGCAATGCAATGGTAAAGCTTTGACCGCTTGTTGGTACGCCTGAGTCAAAATCAATAACATTGGCTCTTGTAGCAGCAGCCCCTGCGTCACTTGTGTATTCTCCCCTGATAGAACCAGAGAGAACTGGTGCTCCGTATCTGGTGTAAATAACAGCAGCCAATGTTCCGCTAACAATCTCTGGGGTACCAGTAGGGCCGAGGGTGCCACCAGAGGATCCTGACTCAATCAAGAACAAACCATAAGCACCACCACCGTGGGCTGCGGTTCCACCATTATTTTGGCTAGCGTCGGCAGCGCTCCAGCCAGCTTTTGCAGTCGTTTCATTTGTTGCTTTCGATGATTGGTCACCCAACAAACGAATAAAGGTTAGAGGAGAACTATTTTTTAACCATGCCTGTGCTGCGTATGCTGCAAAAGTAGGAGCTTTTGGAACCCCACTTCTCCATTGATCGCTAGCTTCTTGACCTGCGACTGGATCACCAAAGATTGTAACAAATTCTGAAAATGACTGTACAGTTGTTGGCAAAAATGCTGGACCTCTTCTTGACCTACCAATAACGACTGGTCCGATTGCATCGCTTAATTGCGGTAACTGAGAGTTGTCGATTTCCTCAATAAATACTCCCGGTGAGACAAACTTAAAATTTTTCGCTGACATTAGTGTGTTCTCCTTTACAACGTCTTATAATAATGACGATATTATTTCTTTAGTAAATAGTGTTTTCTTTTTTGAAAGTCCTAAATTATTCTCTATACTTGCCGTCCACTCCTTTATTTTTATAATTGTTGTTGCCAGAAAGCTCGTCACCCAATACTACTCTTTCTCTTGGGATCCTAAACTCAACTGCATTTTCTCTGATGGAGAAAGTAGGAGTAGGCTGGTTTTTGTCTTCGCCGATTAAGTATCCCAAAACTTCAATATTTACTTTAGTTTCAAATTTTCTCTCGTCATTTTCCATTGAAGATAGATTGTTTGAAAAGTCATAACTTGCTTGAATAAAAGCCTCGTATGAGTGCCCCTCTCTCTCCGCAACAAAGCTATTTATAATTCCGGGCTTTGTGACAAATGGTTGGAGAAGTTCGTTCATTTGTTGTTGGTATTCTGTTCTCAATGTTAACTCATAGTTCATAACCACATAAACTATGGGTGGCATTGAGATGTATTCATACACAACTTTCTTTGTCGCCTTTCTTGCAAATTTAGGTCCGACTCTATCTTCGTATCTTCTATTTACATCGGCGTTTGCAAACTCAGATGTTTTCTTTTGGTTTATTCTTCTGGCTATTATTATGTTTCCGCCTTTTTCTTTTTGTGTCTCAATCGGAAACTGATTGCCGTAGAATCCACCTTTTCTACTTAAATCCTTATTTACAGATGTTCTTTCTATTGTTATGGCTGGTAATATTATTGTCCCTTCGTTGTCTCTATACTCTGGATTATTCTTGATCTGAAAGGATCTTTCAGCAGATGCCCATATTATTGGCACCTTTTCCCAGCCATCTTTGCCAGTTACATGCAGATCTAGTCTGCCGTCTATATAATCATATAGAGCATAATCTACCGTCTCGATAGTAGACGGAGTAAATTCTAGATCTTGATCCTTTATGGTCTTATCTTCTTCTGGTATACCTGTATAGTTGGGCATCTTATTACCTTTTATAGGGCGTCAAACGTTCCCTTTCTTGCTCTTACGCAGTTCGCCATTATTTCATATTTATAATCTACTTGTCCAAAAAGTTCTTTTGGTTCATTTAAATCTAAGATTTCGTAGTGAAACTTACCATACAAAACAAAATCACCTTCCCTTACAAAAAGGTTTTGGTCTTCTGTTAATCTTCTTTTGTGGAAATAGATCTTGATTCTCGATCTCTTATCTACTCCTAGATTTGTTGTAGAAGTTTCTTGTCCTTCCCAGCTAATCAAAGCATACACTCTGACTGGTGGCATAAATGTCTTTTTGATGCTTTCACCATACAAAGGATGGAAGTTAGTTTTATCCATACTTATTGGGTAATAAAGCACAGTTTGACCAATGACTCGTTCGATGACCTCATCGTTGATCTGCTTGACTAGATTACGCTCTTTCTCCCCAGTAAATAAGGGAGGTGGTGGAGCATCAGGTTGTGACCATTTATTATCTGCCATTTATCTTATCCTACAAAGAGTGAAGGGGGAACATTCTTTAGTACATTCTGAGAAGAGTCAGCGATATTGCTGTCTTTCTCAGCTAGTTTTTCATATGTAAGCTCATCAAGCACTGTCTTTAGCTCGTCTCTTAAGGCTAGTTGTTCTGCCTTTGCCTCTGTAACAAGTGCTGGACCGTTGAGAGTTACATTTTCATTTGGTATTGGTATGGTAGCGAACTTGCTTCTGATCAATCCTAGCATTTCTTTTGATAAAGCCAAAGCGAATCTCCTGATCCACTGCTTGCCAATAGAATTAATCTTATCATAAGGGATATTTTCAAACGGAAGAGTGTTCATGTTATTAACGCCACTAGCTCCGTTCTCTTTTCCTGCCTCTTCTGTCCAAGGGTCTGCCTCTACAGTGAACTCCACCCAGTATTTTCTTGGTCCTCCGCCATATGGCTTAGGAAATAGTCTCAGGTTGTTGTCCTTTAGTTCGTATGAAAAATGTGAAGTTCTGGTGTAAATCGCATCTTCAAAAGCCATGGCTTGGGATTTGTTTTGCCAAGTTGGAATAATTTCAAATGTAGAGTCATCTGAGTATTGTCCATAGTAAGACAAGTTTCCGACTGTATTTAAGCCTCCATAATACCCATAAAATCTCCACATCGCGTTTGGAGTCTTGTAATATACTTTTCTGATGGTGACTCTTTTATCGCCAACTTTCTGGTAGAAAGGATAACTTGACTCGTTTTCGGCAGAGCTTGATATAATATTTTGCAAATCATAATCTTGCTTTCCTACAACGGAGTCAAAAGATGCTGAGTATATAGGTGTATCTCCACCAATGCCGACCTGTGTCGACACAACGTCACCAACTCTTAGTGCATAATCAAAACTATACTTTGGGTATTTTAAAGCAACGCTAGAACCACTAAGGGTATCTCCGCTGAGAAGTTCTCCGTCATTATCAAATGACCCTGTTCCAGCACCCAGAACGCTTCCTAGAACATTTTTGGCTTGATGGACGTTTACAAGATATGAGTATTCAAGGCATGCCTCTTCGTAAGCAGCATAGACTTGGTGTTCGGTGATTTCAATATCAAGAACATCCCCTCCAAGCTTCTTGTACACATACGCAACTTGATCCACTGCTCCAGTTATAAAGTGTTGTTTTGCTTTTATTGTTGAAGCATGGTCAATATAGACCCCGTATGGGAGCGGATTATCTGAAGCGTTTACGTTATCAGAATTTCCGGTGACAGGCAGCCTAGAAACACTAGTTGTGCTTGATGGTGTTAAAGTTGGATAAGCCATTCATTCTATCTCCTTGGTACAATCGTATCATAGTAATTAGTTGTCCATATAACTTAAAGCAATAGAAAACAAAAAAGCCCCGCCAAATGAATGACGAGGCTCTTTGCGTTAGCTAAGATCAGCTTAGATTATCCAAGAAGATCTCTACAGATAACAAGACCATACATATCTGGTCTAACCATCTTCTTAGCGTAACGGGTCATGACACCCTTACGAGGTACGAAGTCCTCTACACCGAAGATAGTTGGAGTTACCTGAAGCGGTACGTATGGTGCATACACATATCCACTTTCGAGGAATGATCCACCTTTACGCCCAACAAGAATAACGTTTCTTGGGAAGTAAGGATCGACATACACATCAAACTTCTTGCTCAAGGATCCAACGTTAACTGCCCCAACGGAGCCGTTACCATAATCGTTTCCAATGCTAGCACGGAAGCCAGCAGTGAACTCAAGGATGTTAGCAACTTCTGGTGAGCAAACAACGAAGTTTGCGCCGCCGCGAAGTGTCTTTCTGTGGATTTGAGCCGATACATCATTGATGGTTTCTGCAAGTGTCTCGTACCATTCGGAAACAGTACCAGTGAAGTCAGCACCCATCAAGGATTCGTTTGATTGATCAACACCGACTTGAGCACCAGAGTCTCTTACAAGGAAGCGACCCGGACGACGCGACCAGTATTGAGTTCCAGCAGTAGCACCTTTGATAAGGTCCTCAAGAATCTCTCTGTCAAGCTCAAGAGCGATCTGCTCAGAAAGAATGCTTGTAAGCTCAACTTCTGCATCAAGGTTGTGGTAAGCAT